TACTATGTGATCCTGACGTGATTGTTTTGCTGTACGTACTTCGCCACTTAGTGGACTTGTAAAAGGAACTTCAGCAAGTCCTTTAGTTCCTTCTTTACCAAATAGTAAATCGTAGATGAACCAGGTTATGCCAGATAAAAAAAGTGCGGCAATTAATGCGGCTGAAATAATAATAACGTAGTTTAGCATTATAAGCCTCTACGTGTTAATTCTTTCTTTACTTTAACTTTGTGCTTGGGACGTGAGTTATGATTTTCTAAAAATTCTTGTAACTCAGCTGTTGGTGTACTTTTAATATAAAAGTGTGTTGTAATGTATTTGCCAGAGTTTTTATCTCTTACCTTCTGGCTAGGCCTAAATTTAATTGGCATTTTCCTTTCCTGTTTCTTCTTTTGGTTCATAATATTCACGATACTGTTCAAGTGTTAAACCTTGTTGTATCATGTAAGCACGTATCTGTGCAAAGTTCTTAGATAACAACTCATAGTCATCATCACTTAAACCAAACAGTACAGGGTCTTTGCCTTGCTCTTGCATTTTAGCAAATACTTCTTGTGCGTTTTCGCTAGTAATGATAGTCCATCTAAGTTCTTCTAGTTTAGGTGTGTCAGGATTGGGTAGATTTAAAGGTGCTCTTTCTACTTCAGTAGCAAACACATCTAACTTTTGTACCGTACTACAACTAGTAAGGAATATAGTTAGGGTTAGCAATGCTAGGACACTCAGAATTGATCTGTGATTTCTTAGTTGCATTAATCTCTTTCTCCGTTAGCGGTGACCCCATAGCAATTTCTACACATCTCATTGCTTTTTTGGTAGCACCATTAATAACACGTTCAACTGAGCTACTACGCTCAACAGCAAGTTTACCTATATCACGTACTTTACCTGCACCGTTGATTTTATTAAAGCGTTCATCTAGTGCTTTAAACTCGTTTGATAAAACTTTGTTTTGTGCTTGTAGTTTTTCGTTAGCGGCTAGTATTGATTTAAAATCATTAGCCTGCTGTGCAATTACAGCCTTCTGTCCATCAATGGACGCTTCTAGTAATATATTATTTGCTTTAGCTGTTTCTAAGTCTGCTTTAACATTTTTGTAATGTAGAAAGCCGCCGCCTGCTGTAGCAAGGGCAACGACTATCATAGCAATTTTAATTGAACTAAACATAATTGTAATTAGCCTAGTAACTCTCCGAGTGTAGCAGGTCCGGCTATTCCGTCTGCTGTTAAGCCTTTACTTGCTTGCCACTCTTTTAATTTGCGTTCTGTACCTGGACCAAAAATTCCATCTGCGCCAATGCCTAATGCTTCTTGCATCATTTGTACACCTTCGCCTCTGCAACCTTTGCGTAGTACTCCAATATCATCGATATCAAAATCATCATCACCTGCATCGTCTGCAAGTGTTACTGGGCTACCAAATACTTCCATTGCTTTTGTATAACGCTTCTGACGTGACTCAAGTCCGATGTTACCACCGTTAATTTTCTTAGTCATTTTTACAACGTCATCTGTGTCTGCAATAGAATTTAAATTATTTGCGTCCCAGAACCAACATGCTGATTCAACAGCACCCTTTTCAGTAGCAACATATTCAGCCGCTTGTTCTGCTGTCATGTCTACTGTTGCGCCAAAACGTGTATAGTTTTCACGTCCTGTTAATTGCTTTAGTCCACGTCCTCTAAATAACCAACCGTCACCTTCGTTAACGTTGCCCATTTTATATTTACGAAACTCGTCTTGATAAACATAGTTAGCAATCATCTCTGGGTTACGTGCATATTCTGCCGCATTACGTTTTGGTGCTGGACCAAAGTATCTGCCAAAGACTGCGTTAAGTGCTTTTTCACTATAGTTTAAATTTTCTTGTAAACTACGGAAGTTGTTAGATTCATGTGCGCACTGACTAATAAAGTGTGCGGCACGTCTTACTGTGTTAATACCATACTTAGGCATAATTGCTACAAGAGCTTCATGCCATCCGTCAACGTTATCGTTCCCTGGAATTAATTGTGCCAGGTGTTCTTTTTGTAGTTCAAACATTTTAGATCCTTTTTAAAACGAGACCCTTATCTTTATTCTCAAAGACAAGTTTGTCTCCATACTTACTTATGTTGTAGTCACCAATATACTTGGTCAAAAAGAGTATTTCAGGATAGCTCTCCATTATGTCGAATTTGCCATCAATGTTATCTTTTATATTTACTACATCACCGAAATCAATAAATTCAAAGAATAACGGATCTGAATATTTCTTTGATATACTTAACTTAGTTTCTTTAAGTTCTACTTCGTCTAAAAAGCTCTTATTAAAGAACTCTTTATAATTACTCATTCTTGCTTCTTCAACTTTAATACCATAGTTGTCTGGGTCATTTGGTATAAGTTCTTCTAATGCTTCTTGTGTTACATCATTTGAACGCCAGTTTTTATAGTATCTAAATTTAAAGTCGTCCATTTCAGCAAGACTCTTAACACCATCTATTAGTTCCATGATGTTATTGTGTACTTCTTTATCTCTAGCAAGTTCAACAAACACTTTATATGTGCCGTCACGTTGTTCGCCTGATGTTGCATCTGCGTCTAGTATAAATCCGTAACCTCTTTCTAAGAAAGCCATTAAGTCATCTGCCGCGGCTTTTTCTTTAAGACTAAAGCTCATTGTTACAATGTCTTTATCTTCACCCATTTTGCTTGCAAAAGAGTCAACTTCAAATGTATGATCTAATGTGTCTCTAAGATCGCCTGCTTTTAATCCCATTATACTGTCGCCTCTACTTCAGGTGCTGGAGCCGCCGCTACTGCCGCGTCTGCTGGTTGTTCTTCTGCTTGTGCTTGTGGTGCCGCATCGTTAGCAGGTTGTTCTGCATATGATTCTGTATCCATTTGTCCTACTATATCTATAATAAGTTTCTTAGGCATTTGAATCTCTACTATCCAAATTGGTTTACGATCAAGTTTACCTTTTTTACTACCAGGACGTATATCATCAGGGTTAGTAATTTTTCTAGGAACTAGTATTGTATCTTTCTTAAAGCGTACTTTACAATCATAATCTAGTAAACGCTTGCCTCCCATAGGATCAGGCATATTTTCCTTTTCCCACATAAAGCCACAGGTTACCCAATGTCTATCAATTTGTGGACCCATAGCAAGTTCGCCATCTTCCCAGTTCTTATAAACGTAAAGATCAAGTTCGTCTAGGACTTTTTCAAAGTCTTTTAATACATTAAATGCTGTATTGCTATCATAGATAGATTCAACATTTTTAATAATATTCATTATATCTTGCATGAGTTTGCTTCCAATATTCTTATATACTTATTTATCCGCATAAGTTAGTTAACATATATTTTTATAATGAGTCTACGGAGGTAAATACTTTTGTAGGAGATATAGCCTACGGGTAAACATTTCCTGCTCCAGTTATCCATATAGGAGGACAATTAATGGGTGCAAAGAGAAAAGCTCGTGATAAACGGGTCGCAAACGGTAACAGCAATGTTATCGAATTCAATACTTTTAACAAGAAAACATCAGTACAACTTATTCCAAGAAATAAACATCAAGAAACATATATCCTAAAATTGCTAGATACGACCAAATCAATAGTTTTTGCTATTGGTCCTGCTGGCACGGGTAAAACTATGTTAGCAGTCCAAACGGCTGTGAAGAAGTTTAAAGAAGGTAATATTGATAAGATCATTGTAACAAGACCAGCAGTATCGGTCGACGAAGATCTGGGGTTTTTACCAGGTACGCTAGAACAAAAAATGGCGCCTTGGACAAGACCTATATTTGATGTGTTAAGAGAATATTTTGATGCAAAACAAATTGAAGGCATGATTGAAGAAGGCATAATTGAGATTGCTCCACTAGCATTTATGCGTGGTAGAACTTTCAAAGACGCATATATTATTGCAGATGAAATGCAAAACGCAACCCCTAACCAGATGAAAATGTTATTAACAAGGCTAGGAGATAACTCAGAGATGGTCGTTACTGGTGACTTAGCTCAAGCAGATCGTAAAGTAGATAACGGTTTGATTGACTTTATTCACCAATTTGAATCACACGGTCAAAACAAGCACCTGGACGTAGTCCGTTTCGAACAAGGAGACATTGAAAGGCATGAGGCTGTAAAAGAAGTTTTATCGGTCTATGGCGACGAATAGAATTTTAGGGGAGGCTTAGGCTTCCCCGGTTTCCAAGACTTTCATTGTATTAATTAAGTTATTAACACCATTCTGTCTACCCATACTTAGCAACGGTGCTAAACCTATATCGGTAAGTGTGTTTATACTGAACGACTGACGTTGTGTGTTAGTTGCTTGATTGTACCAATCACAAATCATACCTGCTAGTCCTTTTACAATAGCACTATCTGCTTGACATGTAAATTGACTGTTAGAATACTTAACCCATAAAGAACTTGTACAACCTTTTATAAGATCGTTACTATTCCTTTCGAATTCTTGTACGCTAGATGCAGTAGTTCCGTATTCCATAATGAACTCGTACTTGTCCATTGCTTCCTCTAGTTCAAAGAGGTCTTCATACAAATTTTGAAATTCGAGCATCGGCTTCCTTAATTGCTGTAAACGCTAGTTCTAATTCTTCTTTGGTAGTATAAGCACCCCAACTAACTCTTAATAGCCCTTTGTTGACGCTTATATTGCGTACTAGAGGCTCTGCACAGAGGTTCCCTCCACGTATCATAATATTTTTAGCATCAAGAAGCATTGTAAAATCTTCTATAGTACCGTGTTGTGGCACCATAGTTATAAGTCCTGTTTGGCTTGCGTAAGGATTGTTTTCGCACAAGTCATTAGCAACTACTGCTAGTGCTTTATCATGTGCAAGTATATCACTTTGATTTCTAATAAGCCAATTTAATAAGTTTGGCAAAGTGAATATTGCTTGTAAGTTTGGTGTACCGCTTTCAAATTTTTGTGCGTTAGTTAGATATGTTTCATGTAGATAACTTACTGCTGATACACTGCCACCGCCTGGATGTACTGGTGCTTTTTCTAACCACTTAGGATCAATCATTAAACAACCAAGTCCTGATGGTCCGTATACTTTATGCCAACTCCATGCTACAAAATCAAAACCTTCGTAGTTATGATGTATTTTCCCCATGCTTTGACATGCGTCTACTATTGTAATTGCATTATATTGTCCTGCAATGAATCTTATTCGTTCTAAATCATTGATAGTACCGGTAACATTACCAACGGCAGTTACAGCAATTATCTTAACTTCAGACTGGTCTTCACGTAGAGTTGCTTCTAAATCAGACAAATCTAACACACCAGACTCAGTTAGTTTTATATAATGACAATGATTGTAGCCTGTTGAGTGAAAGGGTAATGTAAGACTGTGATGAAAGTCACCGCCAACAAATACACTAAAGTCATCTTGTCTCCGTGTTGCTAATTGTATTGCGTCATACAATCCTTGTGTTGCACCACTGTTAAAAACAATTCTATCTTGTGGATCAGTAATACCAAGCCACTCGCCTATTTTTTCTTTTGCTGTATGATACTTCTCGTCTATAAATGCACCCATGCTATGCCCACTACGGTGTGCATTTGCTTTATATGTTAGAAACGTTCCTGTGTCAGTAATTACAGTGTCAAGTGTTTGACTTGTAGCGGCACTGTCCAGATACGTTAGGTCAGGGTGTTCTTTAAAAAACGGAAATCTATTTCTCATACAAACTTTCCTTAAGAATATCTTTATAGTTTGTTATGCCTTTACTATGCAAATAGTATCTATCTTCTTGGCTAAGTGTACCAAGTGCATTACCATGTGCGGCTTTAATGTCGTTATTTAAAACAAACATTTCAGGTCGTGCCTGGATTCTGCTTTTATCAAAAGGCCAACTTCTAATTTGCATATCAGTATCTACACCACTTGCGTCTTTAGCAACATAGCAACTAAGAATACAATCAACACTAGCATTGTTTTCAGCATATATTCTTACATTTATCTTACTTAATGAATCTTTCTCAGGATGTACATTAATACTAACAGGACAATGTCCATGTTCTTGTATAACAGTAATATTATATTCTTCGTGATTTTCTACATCTTGCGGATGTAAATTTAACGATATACCGTTTTCGTTTGTGTATATTTTATTATAAGGTTTGGCCATTTGACAACTCTATTTGTTTAGTTGGGTAACTATCTTGTAAAAGTTGATCGTGTGTTACCAGAAACACAATACCACCGTCATCACATACTGACTTAATTAAATCAGTAACTTGTGAACGACTAGACTGTTCTAATCCACTGTCGGGCTCGTCTAACAATAGTACACGAGGCGTTTTTAATTTTGCCTGTGCTAGTTCATTCTTCTTACGTTCGCCACCACTTGCTCCGTGATTGAAATCTCTTTGTGTCCAATCTTCAGGCAATGATAGTTCTTTAAATACACCTTTTGTTTGACGTATGATTTCAATCTTACGTGCATCAGGTGAATCAAACTTTGCAAATTCACTAAACAAAGACAATGTGTTTACACCGTCTAGTGTTGGCGGTGATTGATGTGCAATAAAGAATCCATTACGTGATCTTTCAAAGCATTCCATGTCTAGTACATCTTCACCGTTAAATTCAATTTCTCCATCAACATCAATATCTGGACGTCCCATAATAGTATGTAATAAGGTACTCTTACCACTTCCATTATGCCCTGTAACTAGAATACATTCGCCAGCATTTGCTTCTAAGTCAATACCATCAAGTATTTCTTTTCCGTTAATGCTTGCTTTTAGGTTTTTAATTTTGAGCATTCAATGCCTCCGCTAATGATTTATCATGGAACATATCTACCATGATATCGCTTCCACCTTGGAATTCTCCATCAATATAAAGTTGAGGAATTGTAGGCCATTCACTATATTCTTTAATATTTTCACGTAGTTCAGCATCTGCTAGTACGTTACGTGTTTCAAAGTCAGCACCTAATACTTCTAGTATTTTTACTGCCTTCATACTAAATCCACACGCCGGAGCGTCTTTAGTACCTTTCATAAACAAAACTACTTTGTGTTCGTTTACTAAATTGTCAATTTCTTGTTTTGTCATCCTATACTCCCTTCCATTTGGACTTCTAATAATTTGTTTGCTTCAGCGGCAAACTCTAATGGTAATGTGTTAAGTACTGAATCACAGAAGCCGTTAACAATAGTACTAACTGCTTGTTCAGGATCTAATCCTCTACTCATTAAGTAGTATAACACTTCTTCACTTACTTTACCTGTGCTTGCTTCGTGTTCAATTTGTGCTGTTTCATTAGCAACATCAGTATACGGAATAGTATTACTAATACTATTACCACCAATCATTAAACTATCGCACTGTGTAAAGTTCTTTGCGTTGTCAGCACCAGCACCCATTTTAACTAAGCCACGGTATGTATTTTTACTGTAACCTAATCCAATGCCTTTTGAAACAATAGTGCTTTTGGTATTCTTACCAATGTGCCACATCTTTGTTCCTGTGTCTGCTTGTTGTCTACCTTTGGTTACTGCAACACTGTAGAACTCTCCTACACTGCCGTCACCTTTAAGTATACAACTTGGGTACTTCCAAGTAACTGCACTACCTGTTTCAACTTGTGTCCAAGTAACACGACTGTTGTTGCCTCTACACATTGCACGTTTAGTTACAAAATTGTATATACCGCCTTTGCCATTTTCATCGCCTGGGTACCAATTTTGTACTGTGCTGTATTTTATTTCAGCATTTTCTAAAGTAACAAGTTCTACTACTGCGGCATGTAATTGATTTTCATCACGCATTGGTGCAGTACAACCTTCTAAGTAACTTACATAACTATCGTCGTCTGCAATAATAAGTGTGCGTTCAAACTGTCCTGTGTGTTCAGCATTGATTCTAAAGTATGTGCTTAGTTCCATTGGACACGTTGTGCCTTTTGGAATGTACACAAAACTACCATCTGAAAATACTGCACTGTTAAGACAACTAAAGTAATTGTCTTTTTGTGGAACAACACTGCCTAAATACTTTTTAACTAAGTCTGGATAGTCTTTTACTGCTTCACTAATACTACAAAATATTACACCGTCTTCTAAAAGTATATCTTTAAAAGTAGTTGTAACACTTACACTGTCGTATACTGCATCAACAGCAACACCTGCTAGTTTTGCTTGTTCGTCTAATGGAATACCTAGTTTAGCAAAGTCTGCTAAAATTTCTGGATCTACTTCGTCCAAACTGTTTAGTAATTTTTTAGGACGACTGTGGTAATACAATTCATCATATTTAATTTTTGGATAATCTACTTCTGCCCAATTAGGTTCTTTCATAGTCTGTAAGGCTGTAAATGCTTTAAGTCGCCATTCTAATAACCACTCAGGCTCGTTGTTCTTATCGCTTATCAATCTAATTGTTTCTTCAGAAAGTCCCTTACCAAGGTATTCTGTCTCTACATTGGAAGACCAACCAGCAGTATACTCTTGTGAAACTTCTTTTTCTTCAATCATTATGTATCACCTTTACTTTAGATTTCTTTAAAAATTCTATACCTACGCTACTTCGATATGCATCTTTATAATATACAGTACTTATACCGCTCTGGTATATTAACTTAGCACATTCGATACAAGGAGCATGAGTACACAGTAATGTGGCATTTTTACCACTTTCGTGTGAACTTGCTAACTTTGCAATAGCATTACTTTCTGCATGTAATACTTCAGGCTTAGATTTAAAGTGTTCATCTTCGCATGTATTATCCCATCCTGTGGGCATACCATTATAACCAATACTAATAATGCGATCATCTTTAACAACAACAGCACCTACTTGTAAACGTTTGGCATGACTTAACTGTGCAAATCTTTCTGCTACGTCCATGTATGCATCTATAAACTTCTGCTTCATCTTTTTAACTGCTCAATCAAGTGTTCGTTTCTAGTATAGATATATTCCCAACTGCGTCCTTTAATAGGAGGTTTACCTAAATCATCATAATACGTGTGTTGAACATAGTACGGCGTTAGCCACATAAGTTTATGTGACCCACTGCGTGTAGGCCACCAAGCAAACTTTTCTTCAACAGTTCTCTGCGGATCAGCTTGCCAGTTTGCTCCCATCATAAACTCTTTGCGATCGGAAACACTTCTGCTATTACTGTTGCACATGCTTTTGCAACATCCATATGTTCTTTTTGTGTACCATTAGCACTGCGTAAATCAATGTAGTGTATCCAACTACGCAATGTACCGTTCATATACAAACGTGTTTTAGTAAGACCTTCTGGCAATACTTTACGTGCTACTTCTTTAGCAATACCATTTTCGATTGCCCAGTCATATGCACGACCACATGTATAAATTACATCTTGTTGTAATTCTTCCCACTTGACTACTAGTTCAGCCATACCATCTTCTGACAAGTCTAATTCAATAGAGTTTTGTCTATTTTTAATATCCTGCATACGTGGTTCACTTGTAATAAACACTTCGCCCATTTCACCTGGCTCTGCATAGCGTTGACTGAATTCTTGAAACGCAAAACTTCTGTGTCGCACAATTTGGTGTGCAATGTCTCTTGTAGTTTCAATTTCAATTACAGCATTTACCATTTCTAACGGTGACCAATGCTGATGTTTGATCAAATACTTAATCAAACGTTCACTTGTTTCTGTATTAATTTGTGCCGCAGGGTTTGATACCTTTGCACAAAATGCAACAAGCTCTTGAAGATCTGTTAAACCTTCTTGTGCAAATTCTGGTGTTGCTTGCGAATAACTTACTAGTTTAGCCATGTTTACTTAAATCCTCTCCATTGCGACCACGGTCTCTATTACCGTCGCCATTAAGCTCTGTTAAATCTTGTTGTTTTATTTTTTGATCTTTGTTGCCAAAGATTTTATCATAGTTGTCTCGATACTTTTCTGTAGGAGTCTTGCTTCTTAGTTCGTCCCCAGTTATATCGTTTCGTGTCGTCATTTTATTTCCTTAAGAGGTATAATACCAAACTCTTCATATTTGTTAGGATATCCATCCCATTTGTCGTGGTCGTCCAAAGGCGCAATTTGTTCAGCAAGTACCGGAGCACCTGAATCAACAACTTTACGGTTTATGTCATCCCACTTCTCTCGTTCTTCACTACGCAATTCAGTATCCTCAAAGATAGCACCAACTGGACATTCTGGAACACAGACTCCACAGTCAATACATTCTTCAGGATTGATTGCGAGAAAGTTTTCTGCCTCATAGAAGCAGTCTACTGGACAGACTGCTACACAGTCTGTATGTTTGCATTTAATGCAGTTGTCTGTTACTAAGTATGTCACTACAACCTCGCTAGTTTAATTAGCACTGCGGCTAAGTTTATCTCCGGATCAACAACAAGTGTATGATCCACCAGTCCTTGTTTAATAATTAGCACTGCTTGATCCTGCTGGGTATCATCTCCGAACAGCGATATGTTATCATACAACCATCGGTAAACTTCTTCCATCTCTTCAGGACGAATAGCGCCACATAGCAATTTACGTGCTTCTTGAATCTTGCCTGCTTTAAACAATTCAACCATGTCAAGTTTCCAATCACTTTCACCTGTATCTCCTTCATTAGGAGCAAGTAGTGATCCGTCTTGCACGTTCATCTGTACCATATTTATGCACTTACGTAAGTCAGGGTATGTTGCTTTTACATAGGTATCGAGCGTATCCAAATCAGGAGTAACACCTTCGGTAATAAGTATTTCAGCGACTCGAGCTGTGAACTCTGTTTGGTCAATTTTAGCAATGTGAAAACCTTGACACCTACTATGCAAAGCGGGAATAACACGATTTGGATAGTTACAAGTAAGAATGAAACGAGAAGTAGTATGATACTCTTCCATAACACCACGCAACGCCGCTTGAGCGTTTGGGCTAAGATAGTCTGCCTCATCTAGTAATACAACCTTAAAGTCCCCAAATGGGATCATCTGTACAAAGTTTACAATTTTATCACGTACATCATCTACTGAGTTTGTTCGCGATGCGTTTATTTCTAAAATGTCTAAGTCATTCAAATCTAATTCATTAAACAATAATTTAGCAAGTGTTGTCTTACCAATACCTGCGTTACCACTAAACAGCAAATGCGGAATAGTTTTTTCTTTAATCCAGTTTTTTACTTGACTGCGTTGTGCTTCATCACGAAATACGTAACCATCTACTGTTTTCGGACGATACTTTTCTACCCATAATTCTTTCATCTGTTTTCCTGTTGTAATCTAAATTGACAATACATATGTCCCCACAAGTATTCGTATATCATATATGCTAGTATAGCACCAAAGATAGGAATTGTAAAGAAGAAATACATAATAAGATATGCGTATACTACTGCCGCCGGATAGTCATACCATCTAATCAAATTATTCGTCTCCGCGTTCTTTGGCTTCTTTCTTCTTTTTACGTCTTGCGTAAAATCCGCCTTTGTAATCAATTTCTTCAGAACGTTGTCCTGCTTCGTAGTAGGTTATCTTTCCGCCGTTTTTTAAATATTCTTGGACGAGTCTATCGTCTGCGGTCTCCTCTTTTGCTACACGTTTCACCTTTGTACTCCTAACTCCTTGTACGCAACCTGGATTGCTTTTGATTGATAATAAGCATCCGCTAGTGCGTTATGCAAATCGTTTTGTATTGCTTTACGTGGATCTTTCTCGCAACATGCAAAAAGTGTTCTAGAATCTCTTATTTGCCAGAAGTTCCACGGAATAGGTTTTCCGCCTTGGCGGAACATGTCTTCCATAATGGTATAGTCAAAACCGTATCCTTGTCCCCAAAACGTATCAACACCAACACTAAACTTACTAATTTGCTTTAAAGCCTCATCTACTGTAACTGCTCCTGTTTGGTCAAACGCTTCTTCACGTATCTCCGGTTTTTGTTTCGCCCACCACTCTATGGTGTCGTCACTTGCACTGCGACCTAACCTATCTTGGTCGTCTATGCTAATTTTAATATAGAATTCTGAGTGCGGTTCGCCGTTAGTTTTTGGATCAAACTTAACACCACCTAGACTTAATACAGTAGCACCTGGCTTTGTATCAATAGTTTCTAAGTCAATTGTTGCGTGAATAGCCATTTTTATTTCCTATTCTCTTGTCCAATGCCTGAAATAATTAACATTACATATAGCAAAGGCCAGCCCCAACCTGTAATGTATCCGCTTAAATGTAGTACTAATAGGGCTACGCCTGTTGCACCGGTAGTACCAATACCGCTTGTTTGCGATGATATTTTCATAGAATCTCCTAACGTTTATACATATTATAACGCATAAACTGTTAGGAGTCAAGTATTATTTTAAGTTTTTAGATAAAATTGGTAAGTTCAGGTGCTTTCCAGCCTTCTGGCTTTAGTACTTTACCATCTTCACGTTTAATAACTTTGCCTGTAGTTGGATCTATTTTAGCAAAGTTTGTGTCCATTACTTCTTTCCATGCACCTTCGGCGTTCATTCCGCCTGCTCGAACTGCACCTATTGTAACAACTAAGATATCAATCAATGCATCTAACTGTTCAATTCTGTCGTTGTCTGCAATAGCATCTTCTAGTTCGCCTACTTCTTCTCGAATTAAATCAAGATACATCTTATAGTTTGCTTCGCTTGGTGCTTGATCGCATGCCGTTGCGAATTTATTAATATCTTCAAATACGTTTGTCATTTGTTTCCTTATGCGTTTATGAAATCTTGTGGATTGATATCTACTGATCCACCGTTGGCTGTTTCGTCGCCAATTTGATGATCGTTTGGTTTTTCGTCTGCCATTGCTAGTATACATTCATCGTCTACCATATGAATTGTAATTTCGCCTTCGTCGTCTGTTTCAACTTTCATACCACGTGTCCAACGTCCATGTTCAATTAGAACCCATTGATTCTTTTCGTACGGATCATTGTTCTCAGGTCCTTTAGAATAAACTCTAGCCCAACGTGGATATATGCCACGCTGTTTACCGTCGTCGCCTGCGATAATAATTCCACCTCTAGTAACTTGTTCACCAAAGTGCATATCAGTTACAAGTACTCGCTTACCGATTGCTCTTAAATTACCTTTTATTGCGTTTACATTAGTTGGCATTGTTTTCCTCTTATTTTGTGTTGTCCCACCAGAGCCATCCGGTGATAATATATTTCGTATCTTCTTTTGCTATTTGTCCACGGTGTATATGTGTAAGTCCCGCAGGCCAAATAACTGTTTTGCCTTTTACTGCTTTTGTAGTTATCTCTTGGTGCATAAACTCAGTACCCCCATCTGGCACATCATTTAAGTAAGTCATATACACTAGAGCTCTATCACATGAAAGTTGTGTACCATCACAATGCCATTTATAAAAACCATCTCCTGGTTCATAGCATTGTATTTGTGGTAACTGTTGCATTGCAAGTTTACCAGCAAACTTTAAAGTTTGATACTTTTCTAAATATTGATCAATAAATCCACACAGTTCTGTGTGATAGTCTGGCCACTTAAACATTTCTGCAGGGCCAAGTTTTTCTGCTTCGTGCATTGGAAAGTCTACACTTTTCTTTGTAGAATGATCAACGGTGTCTGAGTCTCCAACAACACCGTCATTCGTCAAACCTCTTTTATAGCCTTCTTGATAAAGACCTAATAATGCATTGCAAATTGATTTATCGTTGAGCTCGTACTCCTCAATAAAACTGGGTAGCATCTACTCACCTTTTGGTACAAAATTTCCGTTGTCGTCTTCGATCCATTCTTGATCATCGCCAAATTCTTCTGCTTCTTTTGCAGTAGGTTCTGGAGCCTGTTCAACTTTTGCTTGCGCTCTAGTTTGCTTTTTTGCTTTAGGCTTTTCTTCTACAACTTCATCTGCTTGTATAGGTGCTGGTGATCTGCCAGGCATTTCTTCGTGTGCTATAGCATTGTTTGTTTCGTAGTACTCACGCATAAGTTCTTCACGCTTCTTAATGATTTTGCCACCTGGGCCAATTTCATCACCACGTGCATTTACTCTTGCATTACCTACTGCTGGTGTTAATTCGTTACGTGCTTGTAAAAGATCCATATCGACCATTTTACCACGCATGGTTTTATAAGTTTTTCTGCTGTTACCTTTTAGTGCCATTTTATTCTCCTAATGGGGTTATATACGTATTTATCTAAGGAACTCACGCCAATCCAGGTCATATTGGATTGAGTTTATTTTGTGTACTCCTATTATGTACAGTACATATGATGCTACTGAACTACCTCTACCTACACCCCATACAATATCATTCTCACGCATAAAGTCTACAAGATATATCATATAGCGTAATAGATTGTGCATATCACGTTCGCCATATGCTTCCATTTCTTCCCATATACGATCTTGTACGTGTTGTGGGCAGGGTGTTTCTGCTTTGCCTAGTACATATTCATATACATTAATGTCTTTGTATTCATCAGGCATAAACCATTCACTTTGACATACACCGTCAAAAGTCTGTTGATCTACATCTAATGGAATATATTTTTGTAATTTGTTAAGGCCTTGTTCTTCCATTGCCTTATTAAATTGTTCCACGTCATCACTTGGATCGCACAGAACTACATGCACTTTGTCTGCATGTCCTGTATAGATCATATCTACTAGATCCTTGTTAGAGAATCGTGGGATACCGAAAGAGTCTGTTTTCATAAGCATACAGTTAGTTTAACTGATATTAATTAAATTGTCAAGTCCTGATTCACCATTATCTTGGTTTTCTTGTTGACGCTTCTTTTCTGCTACCATACGTGTTTCTAATTCTAGTTTGTACGTATCTAGTAGCATTGATATTTGTTCGTGTACTTGAGGATTGCGAGTTTGGAAAAATCGCTTGTTTAAAACTAAAATTTTATCTTCTATTTCACTGGTAGAGAGATTGTCAGTACTTTCGAACAACGGGTGCATTATGCATATGCGCCTATATAGTCAGCAAAGTATACGCTACCGTTAGTTGTCCAAATTTCAAATATATGTACTTTAGAACTATTTGTTACAGGAGTTGACCAAAAACTTGATTCACTAAATTTAATTGTAACACTAGGGCTCCACGCTATTGTATAAGATGCATCACTTGAAACTTCTAATATAACTTTTTGGTATGGACCAGCATATGCATAGCCAGTAATATCAAATGTAGCAGTGTTTGCAGTTGTGTTACTGCTTGATAATGAAATAGTATGATAGTCACCATCTGCAAAATCAATTTCAGTTCCAGTAGTTATATTCTTTTTAGTTTTAGTAAGTGCTTTTACGTTTGGATTTGCAATAGTAACTGTATTAGTAGACGACTGAACATATGTTACGTCCTCATCTTTTCTAACAATATTAGTTTCTATATCTTCTAATCTTGTTTTAACAGCATTATTGTTTGTATTGATAACAGTAAAGTTATCTCTAAATCCTTGGCTATCGTTGTCTTGCCCTGGTACTGGAAATTCTACATCCAAATCTGTTATGTTAATTGGATTGTTTGCTGGTACGTCTGACATAATCTATATTCTCCTGTTGCAGTATTTATCGTAGTTAGACGTTAAAGTCGTAATTTGCGAATAGTATATACTGATCGTTGCTGTTTCCTCTAGTGCTATCTATGATATATCTATCAACTTCAAAGTTAATTGATTTAAAATCAAATGCACTATTTTTTATATTTAATAAAATTTCATCTGCTGTTCCTGGTTTACAGTAAGTTAATACTACTGCTGGCGTATATCCAAGAGCTTCAATATTGTTTTCTTGTGGTGTACGCATCCATAATGGTAAAAAGTTATTATCTGTTTCACCTACAGCGGCTATTCTATTTCTCATATTAGTTATGTTACTAATATATTTTTGTTGTTGTTTGTCCTCATCTACTTTAATTGCATCACTATCAATCTTAAGTGTATTGGTTATTGGTCTTTGTCTAATAGGACTATTGTCAACTACGCCACTTGTATTGTCAAGTGTTTCGTATTGTATGCTGTTTATTGTTCTATCAATTTTACTTTTTACTTTTAATGTTGATTGAACATTGCCTGAACTATGATCTTGTGGATCTATTACTTCAATGTATACAACTTCGTATACTGGTATTTTAGTTCCAAGTTCATATGCTACTGCTTTTTTAATACTACCAAATTTAAATTGTTTGCGTTTATGATTTTTGGCAGCCGCCGCAACAAACTTGTTCATGTCAACAGTTTCAATTCCTGCATACATTAACATTTTTAAATCAGACTGTGTTCCAAATCCTGTATCGTTTGGTCTGTAAATTTTTGCTGGATCAAAAACAATAGGATCACTAATAAAACTATTATATAAGAATTTTTGTTGCGATCCAAGAAATGCTTTAACTATAATGTTACTGAATACTAAATCATTAGGATCATTAATTACAATAGTAAAGTCTCTTCTAATAGCACTAAATCCGTATTGGTCTTCAGCTCTTGTTTTAAATGTGTAAGTTTTATCAATGCTTGTAGTATTACCGTCAAACAACATATCGTTTGAATCAAATGTAGTTAAACCACTTACTGCAAATCCTGCATACACTTCCCATTTTGCAGTATCACTTATAAACTCTGCTTGACTAGTGTGTGCAATTAAACATTTATATTTTGTTGAGCCTACTTTAACAATGTCATCACTAACATATGCTCTGTTTGTTTTCCAAAAACTTTTATATCTGTTTTCACCAAACTGTTGTACCTTACCAAATATTTCACCGTCGAGTGCTAAAGATAATCCTGGTGGCAATCTGCCTTCTTCTTTTATATATCTTACGTTTGCGCCTTGAACACTTGTAGTAGCATTTATACTAAATGTACTTGTTAGGTTAGCATTAATAGTTCCTAATGCTTTAGGACTTATCCAATTAAGTGTACTATCTATTTTACCTAATAACTTAACTGTAAATGTTTTGTCTTTTGGTGAAGAGTTTGTATCTTCTTTGCCAGGTATTGTTACAGTAGTTGTAAACGTTTCGTCTACATTTAAACGTGCATCTAATGCTTTTGTAAAAATTAAAACATCAAACAAATAACTTGCGTTATTAATTTCGCTTACTGTATATAATGTACCTTTAAGGTTAAAAGTTTTACCTTTTAGTTTAGCAAGATAAGGACTCTTCTTAATTCTTAGTGTGTACGCACCGCCGGCTTGTTTAACTAAACTTTCGTTTGTTCCACTAGTAGGACCTGATGATGTAAATATTGTTCCAATATTATTATTTGCCGCACCAACAGTTGTATAATCTGTAGTACCATATACACTTACAATTTCATAATTTTTACCTGCCTTCATTTTTGTTGCAGGAGTTCTATTCTGTGGGTATGTTGTTTCGTATACTTCGAAACTTAAATCTTCTGTGTTTGTTGCAGGACCAACATAACGTGTTGCTGTAACTGTAAACTTATACTCTTTAGTAACATTAGGCTGATAAGGAACTATGCCTGCTAGTTCGCCAGTGCCTGTATCTAGTGTCATGCCTGGTGGTATAGAACTTTGACTACCGTCATCGTTTGTATCTTTTAATGCATATGTAATAAATCCTAATGTATTACTAGCATCAATTGTATCAAGATATAATGTTACATAATTATCAGCTCTACGATAACCTAAGTCTGCAGGTGTAAGCCATATAGGTGTTCTTACAAAAGTTGCATCAGCACCAAATAAAGTGTTACCCGATTGCATAATAGTATTGTCTGAACGTAGGAAGTCATCACCTACAACATATATTCTAAACAATCTTTTTTGTATTGTGTCTCCGTCACTTACACTTACACGGAATTGATAGTTTCTATTTAATTTTTTAGGTGACTTAGTAGCAACACTTTTATCATAGAATTCAATATCATAATAAAAACTGTCGTAACCATTTGCAGGCCTTGTACCAAAATCAAAAGGAAATGCACCATAAGGACTATCATCATAAAATCCTTGCTGTGCCGCTTTGTCTAATGCAAGTACAGGATCTACAACGCCAACAATTCTACCATCTCTAGTAAGTTGTATGCCTGGCGGTAATTCGCCATCGCCACTAGCAATAAAGTATTCTAGTGTTTCGCCTGCTTCTGTATCTGTATCAGTTGCAATTAATTGAAAGTCAATTGGCGCACTATCAAGTATGTAGTATGTTTCATTGTTTCCAATTGGAAGTGAACCTGCTGTAGTTCCCCATATAGGTTGATCAGCACCTTTAACGCTAACATTATATGTTCGGTCTTCGATGTTGCCATCTTTACTTGCTCGTAGAACAAATTTAAAATCTGTTTCTCGTGCTACTTCTAAAGGTGTTCCCTGAAGTGTTCCTTCTTTAATTCTAAGTCCTGGGGGCAAACTTCCGCTTATAATACTAATAGTGCTACCAGTTATTACACCTAAATCAATAGGCAACAGGCCAGCCGATCTATTTTCACCCGTTTTAGCTGGGCGAAGTGTCTGACCTTCTTCTACTTCTCGAAGAGTAATGTTATTTGCTAGTGTCCACAGAGCCATACAAAAAATCCTTTATATAGCATATTTATCGTCTCTTGACTTACAATCCGTCGCCAAGATCTAAACTTACATTTGTGCCGCCACCTGCAATAGCACCAAAGTCTACAACTGCTGTTTGGAACATAAAGTCGTATAAGTTAGTTACTGTAACAGGCGTAATAGATCCAAAGTTCCAACTGTTTGTAGGTTCTTTATAATAGTTAAGATCTCTTATATCAATGTTATGTACATTACCTGTTAAGTCGCCTGCAAAGTTTGCTGTTACTGTTGTTGCGTTTATTAAACCAACGTTACCTAAATTGTATCCGTCGGCGTTAAGGCCTGCCGCAAGTCTTGGTGCTGGGTCATCTTGTAATGATCCTAACGCACTTGAGTCGATAGTAATATTGCTACCATTTACTGTTGTTGAAATAAGTGTTCCACCTTGGACTGTGTAACCATTATTTTCTGTTACTGTTAAACTACCAGTATCGGCAGCCACAATAAATTGTGTAACACCTGCATCAACGTTTACAGTAATTTCATTATCTGTAGATGCTAGTGTTACATTGTTTCCGCCTACTAATGATTTAAATTGTAATTCGGCAACATTTGAACTGGCATATAATCCTTCGCCACTTCCTAAATTAAGAACAGTAGTTGCTTCTGGTGTTCTTAAATCTAGATCGTTAAAGTTAAAAACAACTTTTTCAAATGCTTCTCTTAGATCATCACCTGTGCCGTCATTTGCAACTCCGCCTAGGTTTATAGTTTTTAGTGCCATGTTTGTCTCCGCTTTACTATATTTATTACATACGTCCTACAACTACTTCAATGACACCTTTGCCATCGCTGTCTTTGCTTTCGACTGCTTTACCAATTACTGTACCTAGTTTAGGATCATTATCAACCATTGCATAACCTGGTATTGCACTTGTTACAAGCATGTCACCTTTTTCAACAGTGCCAATAACTTTACAAGGTACACGCCCTGTTAGTGCCAGTTCAACAACTGTATCACCTTTTAGTGCATTGTTCATTAAGTATGCAGGATCTGTTGAAACAACACCTGCAACCTTACGATCACCTTTTGCTGTACAAATTGTAACTTCATTGTCGCCACCAAATACTAATACTGTACCTGGCTCGTATGCTTGATCACCTACATATTTCTCAGCCAAGTCAGCAAAGTTAGCTGAACTTGCTGTACCACTAAAGTTAGTTGCTGTTAGTGTTGAATCACTAGGTCTGTATTTTAAACCATTTCCACCATCTTTATCAATGCTTAGTGATTGTGATGCACCGTTTGAATCTGTAAATGTAATAAAATAGTCACTAGCACTAGAGTTAGTATTAGAAACTGCTATATTTGCACTTGCACCATTTGATACTGCATTAGCAACATCAGTTGTAGTTGCATAGTTATTATTACTAAGATATGTTGATACTCTAGTGTCTGTGTAGTATAAGTTAGTACCTTCTGATAAGTCAGCAGTATCATGGTTTGATAAACTAGATACTTGACCAGTAACGTCTCCAGTAAATGTAGCATCGTCTCCATCAGTTCCTGCTTCAAGTATTTTACTTGTTCCGTCACTTGCGTAAATGTCTGCTGTTAATAATCCAATACTACTTAAATTGCTACTACCAATGTTAATTGTATCTGCGCCAAGTTGACCGTTTAATGTTAAGTTACCGTTACTTGGATTCAGTTTAAAGTTAGCAGTAGTAAATGCCGCATGTCCTGTTCTAGATGTATGAGCTGGGTTACTTGTTACCCATAGTGGATAAACATCTGCATCTGTTGCAGTACCATCTTCCTGCGATGATTGAAGTGTGTCTGCAACACCTGCAGTATCAACACCACCTGTTAATGGACCATTAAACTTACCATAGAACACACTAGCGTTAGCATCTGAGCCAGCTAGTACTGTACCTACATCAACAATTACGTTACCACTACTGTCTTTAATATCACCGTGATGTGTACCATAGTTATCAGTAACATATGCTTTACTCCAAGGAGTACCACTTGTACCAAGAGTCTCTGTATTATTTGCTACTATGTTAGCACTAGATGTTATTGTATCACTAATTACAAGTCTATTAGCAGTTGTACTTACGCCACTTGCTGTAGCAAACACAATATTACTTCTCTCGCCGGAGTTAGTTACTTCAGTAGCATTTGCAGTAATAGTTGATTTTATTTGATCTAGTGTAGTTGATACTGCACCATTACTTTGGAAAGTAATAACACCTAAGTCATCACCACCAGCAACATTGTCAGTTGTTTTTTGGAATTTTAAATTAAATCCTGCCGCACCGTTATCATCAAGTCTAAGTTCTAATACTTCGTCAGTGATAATAGCGTTTGTTGTAATAGTATCTGTAACTGCATTTCCTAATTCAATGTTACCATTAAACGCAACATTACCAGTAACAGTTAAGTCATTATCAATTAGAACATTGTTACTAAATTGAGCATTACCATCATTTTCCATATCGAAAGTTAATGCGTCAAACATAGTACCGGCATCGTTGCCACGTATACTTAATATTTTATCTTGTTCTAGATAATCTAGATTTAAACCATTTGCAGTATTAGCAAACTTAAATATGTCAGCTGTTGCATCTTTAATTACAACGTCACCACCATTTGCATTAAGTTCAATGTCAAGCTCTGCATCTAATACAATGTTACCTGTTGCTTCAACAGTAAAGGCTTTTTCTGTTCCGTTAACATCAATAGTAAACGCACCCTGTGTTGTAAGCTCTTGAGCATCTTCAGTAGTAGCAAAGTTTAATCTTTCATCAGTACCGTCTTTGAATATAACATTCTCGCCAGCTGGGTTAAGTATAATGTCACCACCTGTACCAGGAGCAACTGTAACAGTTTCAATTTCAAAGTCACCGTTAGTTCTACTAATTTTATTACCATCAAACACACTGTCGTCAACTGTAATGCCAGCGTTTGCTGTAACAGCTTCACTAACACCCAACGTACCAACAATACTAGTATTACCTGTATTACCTGCTACACTAAATTTAACATCTGTGCCATCAACAATATTAAATGAGTTATATACGCTAGTTGAACCGTTTAAAATTTTAACACGAGTTACTTCGTTAGTACCTAGTAAAATTTCTGTTTCTTTTACTTTAAATGCATCAGTATAACCAGCAACTACTAAACCAATCTCTTTTAGACCAGTGTGTCTACCACCAGCGCCAATTGATATACCAGTACCTTCACTTGTAAGTTCACCTGGTGCTTGAATGTAGTTTGTGTAAACCCAAGGTGTAACTAAGTATGGTTCACTATTTGATTGAGTAGGACCTTCAGTGTTCTGTTGGAAGTTACCTGCAAATCCACCATAGTTAATAGGATCTTTAAGAATAGTTGTTGAACCAATTTGTACTGAAGCATTTGGTATGCTAACTGTACTCTTATCTGAAAGTGGTGTATTAGCTGATGGTGCAGTACCTTCAATTTGTATACTTAAATGATCGTTTGGAGTGTATATAGAAAGTGTGTCACTTTGTGTATCTAGTACTCTGCGACTATCTACTAATAAACCTCTAGGGTTAATCCAACCACCTAAGTTAAGTGTATTATCTACACCTGAAATTGTGTCACCGTTTTTAAGTGTTCTAACTATACTATCGTCTGAACCTGTTTTACTAATTATACTAGATCCATAAACTCCGTCACGTATTTTAACAAGTGCTGAGCCTAGTAAATTCTGTGAAGTAATAACTGATGTTGGAACACTTTGTGTACCTAATGCACTACCACTTACAATTTGTAGTTGTCCTGTAGTATTAAATGTTCCTGCTGTATCTACAAGCACCAATTCGTTTTCAGTATTTACTGCACCTTGTATAGTACCTGTAGCACCTGTGTTACCTACCTGTGTAATATTAGTACCGTCTGGTAAAGTAAGTTCTCCAGTAGTAACAATAATTGTACCTGAAACTTTTGTTAGTACACTATCGTTAAAGTCTTTATCTTGTAGACCTCCACCTTCATCAACTACTAAACTAAATGGTATAGCTCTAGCAATACCACTTTCGCCTGCACCTTCTTGTTCACCATCAAAGTCAATATCAGCACGACCAATAAGTGTTTTCTCTGGTAAGTCTTGTATCTTATCAAAAGTAATACCACGGTCTTTAACATTTATAAAGCCTGTATTTAATATTGTATTAATAGTTGTATTACTTTGTGCATCAGCATCTTGTGTATAGTCACTTTGGTTAATAGATATTCTTGTAAGTCTATTTGCACCAGCATTACCAATAGTAAATGCTGTTGATACTCTAACTTTAATTTGGTTAACGCCTGTGTCAGTAGCAACTACGTATGCTTCTTTTGCACCAGCAGTTTGTGTAATAACATCATTGACTGCTAGTGATGCAATAAACGCTGTAACGTCAGCACCTTGTAGTGTCCAAATTTGATCTTCAGCAAACACATCTGCATTAAATGCCGCTAAACCTTGATTGGCTTGTTTTGTACGTTGTCCTGCTGTACTTGCATCTTCAAAGTTATTACTGTTAGTAAGTACAGGAGCATTATTCATATCAAGTTTTGATTGTATAATATCTGCTTCGTTGTTTACATCAGCATTAATAATACTTTGTGCTTGTAGTTGTAGGTTAACTTTAGTTGAACCTGGGTCTAATAATTGACCATTGCTATCCATTGTACCACGTATACGCTCGACTGCAATGTTAACATCACTTCTTGTTGTACTTCCTGGTACGCCATCACCTGACAGATTTGATTCACTTGCGTTTGCAAATTCTAATGTAGTTGTTACAACTGCACCATCAAAGCCGCCTGTTGTATTACCATATGCACCATCTGTATTCTCTATCTTTTCATTACTAAAGTCTGATACAGTTGGTATTGTTATTGATAATGGGTAAACTGTTGTTGAAACTGCTGTACCAAACAAGTCTGTAATTGTTAATACGTTTGCACTATTACCAGCAACAAATGTACCAGTTGTGTTAATTAAACGTATTTCATTACCTTGTGTTACTTGTCTATTTTCATTTGTTGTACTTTGATCTTGTTCCCAAAGTATTTCACCTGTAGCACCTGTGCCAGACTGTGTAACAGTAAATCCTCTTTGTGCTGTTAAGTTATTGTTAGCACCACTAGTTTGAATACTTGTAATTTGTAATGGTGAGTATGTTAGTACATATATTTCTTCACCGTTATCAAGTGTCTTGGCTTCTAGGTCTTCAATGTATGCCGCTGTTTCAGAAGCAACACCAGTAATTAATTGTCCAATTCTCCAATCATCTGGGTTACCAATTGTTTGTTTAACATAGACTCTTCTGTTACCTGTAAGTACTAATAAATCGTTTTTACCATAATCATCTTCAAAACTAATATCATTTAGTTCAATGTCTTTAAGTTCTTGAACTTCGTCATTAGCAAAAACACGCTTATCAACATATTGTTTTGTAGTTGCATCTAAGTCATCAGTTGGATCTGCTAACTGTACAAGTCTACCTGACTGCATGTT